TCGAATTACTTGGTATTTTTTTGTTTTAAAACTCATCGTTGTTTTTTCCACCATGAAATATAAGTAAATCTGTCCCCTATGACCTCTTCAACTCCATGTTCCATTTTCTTACTATTGAATACTATTATTTTACCAGTTTCAGGGTTAATCATTTTATCTTGAAGTAAAGTTCTTCCTCCTTTAAAGTTATCATTCAAGTAACAGATAGCGGAAAAACTGTTATCTTTAAATACTGTTCCATCATAGTGACGGTTCATAAAACTACCGTTAGGCCAGTGTACAATCTGACCATAATTTAAAATAAGGTTTAAATCTTTTTGAAGAGTGTTTATAAGTTTAGGAGAGGCGTCTTTAAGTTTTAAAATTACAGTGTTTCTATATATCTCATGGTTCTGTACATTTTTTTTAAAATTATTAATCAATGCATTGCACTCTTCTAAACTAAAAAAGTTTTTATATTCTTTAAAACTCATGTTGGCTTCTCATCTTTACCCACTTGAATAAAATTAAAGGAAACCGATACGCGCCAGCCCTTTTCTCCTTTTTCTTTGGATTCATTCATTTCTACACCATGCGTTACCCATGCAGGGAACATAATCATCTGTCCTTCAATTGCAGGATAGATGACCACGCGCCATAAGGCTCTAGGTATTCCCTTCACACGTCGAGGCAATATAATATTGGGTCCTGGTCTTGGATCTTCAACAAATAAACTTCCTGAGTTCTTAGGAACTTTTATATAATAGACACCCGACCATTGAGAGTTGGGGTGCATGTGCTGCTTGTTATAGGCTCCTGGATAATTAATGTTCGCCCACATGTTCCCGAGTCCAGGCTTTGGTTCCATGCCGTAGTCTTTATAAACTTCATTTTGCATAGCAAAAAGTTCATCGGTCAAAGGTTTATATTCTTTTTTAAAATTCATATCGGTGGGGCTGTGCCAGCCTCCACCAGAATTTGTTTTTGTTTTACTCTTCTCTTTCTTACTCCAGGCTTTAATGAGGGGATATAAATATTTATTTAATTTTTTAGGATCCTGAACCATTTTAAAATAGACAGGGGTGGGGAATAAAATTTCTCGGTTCATTTAAACGGAGGTCCCCCGAACCACATCACTAATGATCGTCTCATACCTTTTTTGACTTTAGCCACACGATGACGAATCATACTACAAAAGAAAATAGCTTGGCCTTGCAAAAGTTGAGGTGGTTTATTGCCTTCACTCATAAATTCCAGATCTCCTCCTTCAAATTCATGCTGAGGAGAAAGAAGAATAGTCATGGATATTTTTCTAACCGGAGGTTCAAACTGACAATTCACTTCAGCATCCATATGCCAGTCATAAAATCCTCCTTTAGGATATTCGGTGAATTGAGCGAACTCGGTAATCGTCATGCCTTCATAACCAAAATGATTTCCATTGACTTGTTTCATCGAGCGTTCAATTATTTTGTACATATCGGGCATCTTACTAAAAGGAATCCAACTAATGGTCGTAATTCGTTTTTTAGTATCATAGCCTCCTTCTTTTTTATCTTTCATTCCTACTCTAGCCTCTTCAGCTTTTTGCTGATGACCCATGTTAATAATGTCCTGGCACTGTTGAGGAGTGAATAAAGGTTTTACTGTATTGGCCATTAAAGATTTCCATTTAGGCTCCGTTATCATTGCGCCGTCCTTGAAGTTATAGGGTTATATTCAACATCTACATTACACGACAGCGTTCTCCTTTTTGCTTTTTTATTGGTGAAAGGATAAACGACATGTCTCATGTCATAGGGGAAAACATAAAAATCTCCAATCTTCATTTTAGGAGAAAAATCCGCTTTAACAAATTGACCCGAAGCACTTCCCATAATTTGAAGTTGACCATTCATCGGTTGATCGGGTCGTGCTATTTCTGGGCCAAAATCTTTTGGCAGTTTAAGAATCATCACCGAAGATAATCCCGTATAAAGTTTTCCTTGATGAATATGAACCGGATTATAATCGCCTGCTTTCATTTCATTGACCCAGATCGAATTAATATCCATTCTATATTCTTTAGTTTTATTCCATTTTAAATAATGATCAAAAACAGAATAGAACCATTTTAAAATATCTTCGGATACATAACTATGGGTATGCATTTTCTCAGAATTAGGCCCCGAAAAGAATAGGGAAACCTCATCAGGGATTTTTCCTGCCAGTTGTTTGCTGGCATTCGGTAAATGTTTCTTCTTGGTTTCGTAAAGCTCGTTGAGTCCGACGAAGACTTCAAGGGGCACTTGATATTTTAAAACCGATTGTCCGAGGAATACAAAATCAAAGTTCATTTTTTATTCTTTCATATTCTCTTGCACGAGAAGGGAGACCTTCGGCTTCTGTAGGAATATAATCTTTGGTGGCATCCATCAGATCTTTAGGTACTTCACTGGTGACAATTTTAATTGGAACCTCTTTAATTCCTAGTTCATGAGCCGCTAACCAACGATTGTTACCAATACAACATTTATAACGATTTTCTTCTTGGATACAGAGTAAAGGATTAATGATTCCTTTTCTCTTCATCGAGTCTCTTACTTTTTTATAAAAAGGACTTTCCCTTTGAGTCCATGGAGCAGCTTCAAGTTTTTGATTTCTTAGAAATACTTTTTCGATCGGCACCATCATACTTCAGTTCTCCTGATTTTCTAACACGTTTTAAAGTTTCTAGCTGTCCGAGCACATTGAACACTTCGGGCTGCGAAGAACCCGCAGTCAAAGTTAATTTCTGTTGTTCGAGTCGATGCATGTATGATTCAGCCTGATGGGTGTTGACATCTTTATCATCGAAGGTGCCATCATGAAATTCTTTCTTCAATTTAGACCAGGTTGAAATTTCTCTCATTCTTGCTTTGGCTATCAGTTCCATACCTGCTCGTTCATAAAGCTTTTCTTCTAGTTCAATCTTAGCCAGTTTTTTTTCAAATTTATCTTCATTAGGATCTATAATTTTGTGTTCTAATTCTTCAATCTCGACATCGTTCTTTCGATAGTCAAACGAAAGACGCATTAGATTTTCAAAATGGGTATTTTGTTCTCTAACCGATTGCCAATATTTAGAGGCATTGGTTCCATATTTATTATCGGATAAAACCGAGAAGCGCATTTCGGTTTCGGTTCTAAACATTTGTTTCTTGGCCCAATTATCCTGAAGCTCTGGAACCATCTTTTTAAATTCAGATGCTTGAGATTTATCAAGTAAAACCATAAGGTGTTTGACTTCCTTATTAGCGTGCAGTTGGATATTTCTTTTGTCTTTATTCATTCTTTCTCTTTTATATATTAATTTTATGAAGCAGTAAAGGTTACATTTGATGTGCCGTTATATCCTTTTAAAGTTCCACTTGTAGAATTGTACCAAACTTGTCCTTCTACAGGATTTGCTGGATCACCCGCAATTGTTTCTATTCGTATTCCTTTTATTGTTATATAAGTTGCCATTAGCTTGTTGTCACCGTTTTAACTGTTGCCGGTGCTCCATTCCATTCTTCTGTTGTTTTAACGTTTGGACTTTGTCCTCCAAAAGCGATAGAAAGTGAACTAGGAGAGTACACTCCTGATTCTGCCATTCTAGCAGTAGCCATATCAGCTACTTCTGTCCAGCAGGTTCCATCATATAGTTCTGTTAGGGCTGATTTAGTATCAGATGCAGAAATTGTTCCTCCAAAAATTATCCCTGCTGTAGTCGTTCCACTTCCAGCTACGAATTTTCTTGCAGTATTAATATTATTACCTTCACTCCATGAGGTTCCATCCCATGTTTCGGAAAGAGCAATATCAGCAACAGGTGGGGTAGGCCTACCTCCAGCAGATATGGCTGCAGTATTTGTAGCACCAAAACCAGCTTGTCCCATTCGCACTCCATTTAAATTCGCTAGCTCTGTCCAACTTGTTCCATTCCAACTTTCTGTACTATCGATTTGAGGTTCCCCTCCTCCAAAAACAAGTCCGGCAGTTTGAGTTCCAGCTCCTCCCATTATTCCTCTTGCAGCTTGAAGATCATTCCCTTCCGACCAACACGTTCCATCATATGATTGTACGAATGCTCGCATACACGGGGATCCATTATATTGACAGCCACCAGCAGCCAAGGCTGCCGTTTGAATTCCAATACCACATGTATATCCGAGGGCTGAAACTAAATTATTTCCTTCAGTCCAAGTTGTTCCATCATAGGATTCGGAGTCAACCCCTGGCGTACCTGGGGGAGTTACTCCTCCTATGCTTAAAGTTGCGGTTTGTGTTCCCGCTCCTCCCGCACTATGTTTTGCAGCAACTAAATCTCCGCCGGAAGACCAA